GGATATGGTATTAGGATCCACATTTAAGATTGAGCCAGTGGTAACACCACCAGCAGATGAATTTTCTAAAGAGTTAGCAAGTCCTTTATACACAAGACTCGAGCGCGACTTAACACTCGGTCCCGGTTTCTTCTTTACGGAACACCCGCTAAAAAGCGGCTAAGCACACGTACCACGTTTCCTATTCATAACAGTGCGCGTTGCATAGAACGCTGAAAGAGAAAGCGCAAAAACTGGTTCAGTCCGATCGCTAACTGTCATGGCTCTTTTGGATCTCAGACCTGTTGCAAGGCCTGTTTGGGCGTACCCTAGTTTAGCGTCATTACGGACTCGGAGGGAGAGCTATTCTCTCTCCCCATACTACTACTACTACTAAATTCTCCGCACACATAACATACTAAAAACAAAAGTAATTGAAGGGTTCCATTTAACACCGCATCTGGGCTCTTACGCATCCCATACGATGAGCTCATCCTTGTTATACAAGTTGTCGATGGACTCAAAGGTCGGCACATCGAAGACTAATCTATGTTTCGTCTTCACTAAAGTTATTTTTGCGAGTAAGTAATCATAGAACTCGCGATTGTGAAGGTACGCCTCCTTCAGTGCATTGCATGCTACCTCAGCAAAATGCTCTTCTGCCGTAATCGGCGTGTTATTAGACGGAGTGCGCCAGCTCAACATTTTAAAGATGGATGCCTTTTCCAGAGGACAAAGCACTCGCCCTTCTCTAAAGTTGAAACCGCGCTTCAGAAAAACGCCTGAATTCAGTTCTTCGTACTCAACTAACTTACCGTCCTTTCGGCCAGAGGTAAACTCTTGGCCGAAGAACTCCGCAGCGTGATCTCGGATCGATACTTGATTAAATAAAGGGTTCCCTTCATTAACAGTACCGAGAGAATCATCGCCAAAGAGCTTCGGAGAGACTTCAGTAAAGAAATCTCGATCCGGATAGTGTTGTTGGAACGTAGAAACCAAAATCATGAGCATAACAACCATGTTATACAGCGTCGTCATAAAAGACCCCGATGGGTTAGCCTCTTTGACTAGTGCGATTTCACCGAAAACTCG